TGCGGAACTCGGGATCTTCTGCAAACTTTTCCCTGTCTTCGTCGTCGTACTCGCCGAAGTCTAAAATGTCTTCATCTTGTACATTGTTGATGACCCATTCCTTGACCATGTCGAATTGTTCTTCTTCCCAGTCTTTCTGAATCTGTTCATCCGATGATTCCATGAATTCTGCTTGCATTTGTTCGATTGCACGTTGCACGTCAGTACGGCCATTAGCACCATCACCACCTAGAAAGAATTCTTCGATATCGCTCCAACTGCGGCTACGTTGATCTTCATCGTAGTCTGGCTCTCCGAAATCGTCTTCATCGCCGCCACTGGCGTTGGGCACAATCATTTCAAACTCCATGCCTGCTTTGGCATTGATACCTGCCGCAAGTTTGCGCAAGTTGCGAGCACCCATATTAATTTCTGTTAGGGTAGTATCCTCTGATACTGGAGCAAAAAATTGTTTAAATCTCATTATTTAACTAAGCCTTTATTACGCAATATTTCTCGATTCTTCATATGTTGCTCTTGTACTAATTCTTTGTTTTCGCCATGGTATGCAACTGCATGAGCTTCTTCGACTAGGACACTAGTTACTAAACTGCTTTGTCCGTTGTGCTCTACAATAAAATCGCCAAGGATTCGTCCGAATTTACCTTTAGCATCTTCGCCTGTTCCCCTGTCTTTAAATGTTTTAAGCAACTGCACTGAACTCTTGGGTAATAGTTCTGATAACCTATTTTTGCTTAGTAACCCAAAGGCTTTTTCTACGTTGTCTCGTGTGCGTGATTCGGGTGTATCAATGCCCATTATGCGCACACGCTCGTTTTTAAGCCATACACCAAAGCCTAAATCAATATCAACATCAACTGTGTCGCCATCGACTACTTTTAGAATCTTACATTTATATTCGTACATACAACACCTATAACATATATTATAAGTGTATTTATACTATGTTAGATCATAATCGCTGATGCATCAAAACTTGCAGTCGGACCTAATACCCGACTAGTATAGTCGTAATTTGCCATTATGCCCCAACTTTGTTGCTGTCTAATAGCAGTACTATCCGCATCACGGATGATACGCATTAGTTTTGCGCCATTATTGATATGAAATCTAGCAACAGGATCGCGTTTATAAGTTAATAGCGTTGCAATAGAGAAGTCGCCCGGATCTTCGGAAAACCGTTTACGTAGTGTTGGAATGGGGCTCATTGTAGTAAAGTGCTCGATACCAGAGTTAGTATTCTTAATCAATTCAGAAGCTAGCAAAATTATATCTGCACCTGACCCTTGTACATCACGGTCTGCTTCTGTTGGTGTTTTAAATACGCTGTAAAAAATAGCAAACCGAGCATTTTCATCTGTCACTGTCTCAGTTGAATTCAGCAACTGATCCATACTGTTTGGTAGAAAATCGGTGTATGCTACACACAATACAAATGTAGGAATGTTTTCCTCAATTAAAAAGAAAACATTCCTATCATGCATTAGTCGCCTGGGGCTAGTTGCTGACCCGGGATGAACCGGGTCGTACTGAATCGCAGTTAACCATTCGGGATTAAACTCTGAGTCTCGAATGTGCGTTAAAAACATAACTACCTCTTATAAATAACTTTGTCAGCAAGCCCTAACTCTACTGCCTCGGCAGCCGATACAAATGTATCGAACTTCATCATAGTAACAAATTCTTCGTATGTTTTGCCCACAGTGTTGTGTTTAACATAGATCTCAGTTAATCGTTCATTTAACCGAACCGACTCTTCGAAGCTACGTTTAGCGTCTTCAAATTGCAACTCTTGCACATGTACCGAGCCGCGTGTTCCTGGTGTTCCTGAACTTACTCGATGTATCATAGTCCGACTTTCCGGAAGCACAAATCGTTTACCGGCAGCGCCGGAGTTAGCTAGAAAACTGCCCATCGAGCAGGCTTGTCCAATAACAATAGTTGCTACATCGGGTTTAATGTATTGCATTACATCGTAGATTGCCAAGCCAGCAGTAACACTTCCTCCTGGGCTATTAATATAAAACATGATATCCAATTCAGGATCTTCGGCTTCTAGATAAAGCATCTGACTTACAATAAGGCTAGCACTGTGTTCGTTAACATCGGTGTCAAGCATTACAATACGATCCTTAAGGAGTCGACTGTAAATGTCGTAAGCACGTTCGCCGTTGCTGGTTTTTTCTAATACAGTTGGTACAAAGTTTGGCATCGTTCACCTAATAGTTGAAAAGTTTCTGGAAAAGTTTTAGCAAATGATTGCTGTCTGTGTGTATCTAATATTTTAACATACTTTGCAGTAACATCAAGTAAACTGCTAGTATCATTTGATCGCATAGCTTTAATTATCGGACCAAGTACATCCGGCATATTAAATTTATTGAAGTGGTCTTCAATTTTGTTTTTTGCTTCAACTGGCAATACCGTTATATTATAATAACCGGGGTTGGTTAACAAGCCCAAGTACGGTCTAGGTAATTGCTTACTATCACACCACTGGATAAAGTATGGCAAATCGTATAGTGTAAAAATACTCACCGTATGACTGATACTTATTTGGATATTACTGCTGGAATCTTTATAACCGATTAAACTAGGTAATACTACATTGTCAAGAGTAGTCCATTTAGCTGGCCATCTGTTATACTCAAACTTAGTTCCGGTTCCGTCTATACTAATCTGAATATCAACTTTTTTAAAGTGAGACCAATAAAAATTAAGTAACTCAACATCGGGCATCCTGGTTCCGTTTGTGATATAGTGCAGACTAATCTGTCCAGGGTCACAGGTGTCGATTAAGTGCTTTAGTATTTCTAAATGCGAATCTTGATTAGCATAAAACGGTTCGCCGCCTGCAAATTCAACATGCAATACTTGTCCAAGTTGATCAGTAAGATGCTTAATAAAATCACTGTCGCGGTAATACTGATTATGCCCAAACACTTTAATTTCGGGTAACTTGTCCTTGAGTTTCATTGCCTCTTTACCCCACCGACTGCTAGGGTAGCTACTGCAAATGCGACAAGCTAAATTACAAGTGTTGCCAAATGTCATGCCAAGGACCTTAATCCCACTCAAATCCGGCACTTCATTATTAAAGATATATTCGTTGTCTAGTGTACGTTTTGATGGCAACCCCGCGGCTTCGTCTTTCCAACATCTCGAACAGCCTGCATGCTCACGACCTGCCAAGAAGTCATCTTGCATTTCTTTCAGCATACCACTGGCATTGTACTCATCGAGACTTTTAGCTAGCACGTTAGAATACTTACAGCACGGCTTAAATTCGCCCTGTGGACTAATGTCTAATCCTACCCACGGGTGGTAGCACATTTTACTTTGGTCTGACAATCTAAATACCTATGCTGTTATGTAAGAAGCGGTGAAACACCGCTTCATTTATTACCTAGATTCGCGAGTCGACTCGTTATCAAGTTCGCGGAACTCTCGGTCTCTCTGCCCCATTGATGACCGTTGCATCATATCGTTAACTTTAGCACGTTTAAGTGTGTTAGCCTCACCCATTGGCAGTGCTGTTAGTACGTAAGCGCGATATCGGCCGCGCTCTTCGACTACTTTAGATTCAACAACTTCTGCTCCAGTGATATCAACTGTAGGACACATAGTTTTAATTGCGGTAGTGTTCATTGAAGAACTAGTATCAGCAGTATCACTTCGGAATACCTTGCTTTGACTTTTAACAGCGCCGCCAGCTGCCATACAAATACCTTCAAATGCATTTGTCCTAGCAACACCTAACGCCATATTAAAATCGCCACTGACTGCGGTACCAGATGAGTATACTGCGGATTTATCCTTAGGCAACTCTAGCATCCAACTTGGTGCTTTATCTAGACTGCGCTCTACTGCATTAGCCCGGCGCTCTTGTTCACGCTCAACCCGCTTTTCATAAGGACTAGTACTTGAGCAAGCGGCAAGCAAACTAACTAACATCAATGGTAAAACAATTCGTTTCATTATTCTCTCCTGGAGTGTTATTACAATACGTTAACTATAGCACGTTTGGTGCAGTTAGTCAACCTCCCACCGATCGATAATGGGCAGGTGGTTTTGCCCGTTCCAGCATCGTTTACCAGTTGCAACACCAGCTTGGGTGTCGTCAATGACTTGTAAACATTGTGCCGGCTTAATAGTTTCCCAGTTGCATTGGTGTACTAAGTCAAACATCAACCATTTTACAACAGCTTTCTGACGCCTTGACCTAACAGCATTATGTTGTTCATAAGTACCTTTCCAATGCCACCACACTGTTTGCAGTATGCTACTGCCTAGTACATCGTTCTTAAATACTTCAAACGGAGTAGGCAATTGTGAAGATAACCAAACTAGTTGTTGCTCTTTGATTTTGCAATCAATGACAAACCTATCCAAGTCTTCGATGTTCATACGCCAAGTATCGCTAGCATGAGCGATTGCTGTGCTACACAGAACTAAACTTACTAGTAGCTTTTTAAGCATTTTAGTTTGGCTCTCTCAATTTGGGTGTCGATTAATCGGTCCGATGCACTATTAACATTAGGTTCAATGTTCTTAAGACTAGTCCAATACCGTATCATGCGTGGAGCATTTTTACAGTCAACATCAAACCCTGCTACTGCACTGTCGGGTGGCCGATTATACGAGCTACACCCTGACAGTAACAGCATGCTAGCGATTAGGAAGTTTATACCAAATCGCGGCATTTTTAACTGCTTCAATGGCAGTGCGCTCGTCAACACGACTATTACGACGTACAAATCGAATAGCTTTTTCACTGCTCATTTGTAGTTGAAAGATAGCAGTTGTTGCGGCATCGGATGCAGAAATAACAGCAGACATTTTAGATTTCCTTTACAGGGTTATAAGAAATTTCACGGTCCATGATCAAACCATTGACCATAGCAGTGAAGCGACTAAGTTCATTTATCTCATCTGTTGTCAATCGTGCAATTTCTTGTTCGACTACATTAGCACTCGAGTCTTTGCACATATTAAACATAACTTGATCCAATGTTTCGGTGTTCATACCATCTCCAAATGTTTACATTTACCACGAAATGTAAATCCAGTGCATGTACATGTTTTTGCTTCTGGATCTACGGAATAGACTTTCCCGTTGCTACCTTGAACGGTAACTAAAGAAGTCTCAAAACTAGTTGAGCCAAACAGCCCAACATCAGCAGACACAAACTTCCGACCTGTTTTTTTAAAACCTTTAATAGGGTTCTTAAAAAAGAACGGGAATGTATCATCCTTTTTAATGTAGGCAACAATACTGTCACCGTTCATTAAGTAGGTATGGTTAGGCTGCCCTGTACCATCCCACTTTGTAATTTCTTTGATTGCTTCCATGACTGTTACTTAGATTGCTTCCAACATGTTAGCAGGAACACGCCAAACGCCAGAAGATAAACGTCCTGGGTTAGTTTCACGAACGTGAATAAACTTGCGGTTTACTTTGTCAACGGTGCCGTATACTGTGGCGCCACTGCGGCTGTTATTAAATTTTACTCGAGTACCAACAACCAAGCTACCTGTGTTTTGCCGTGTAAGTTGACTGCGAGCAAATTTGATAGCTTCAGCAATTTGGTTGAGTTCGACGTTACTAAACTCACCAGCGACAATTGCAGAATTAATGTTTTGAAGTGTAGTCATTTTGAACTCCTTGTTTTGCGTTGCTATGTATATTATTATACAGATCTGTGCGGGTACTGTCAACCGAAATCTACCAAATTTATGTTGCGTTTATGCAACACAAACGTAGGGATTGTCCCACTTGCCAATATTGATGTCAATGTAGTGGCTACGGTGGAAGTAGTCTGTCATCGCATCGTCTTCGCAGAAGAACTCTGGACCTTCCATTGCCGCTTTGAGTTCGTTTAGTAGGCTTCGTGCCTTGCCTGCATAGTGAGCATCGATGTGGTATGGGTTGACTTGGATATGATCCTTGCCAAAGTTTACAGCACCTTCTTTAATAGTCACAACCAAACTCATATGATTGCGAACTGCAATGCTACCTTTTACCTTATACTTTTTCAGCACTGCCTTGATAGTGGGTGCCAACTTTGCTTTCAGTTCCTGGGATACGTATGCCATCTTTAACTCCTGTTTGTTGCTGTCTATGTATACTATTATACAGATCACCAACCATAATGTCAACCAAAATCTACCAAATTTGTGTTGTTTTTATGCAACAGCCCGGGGTATACGCACAATAATTCCCTGCGCAGTTTCCACTTTAATGTATCCACGTTCCTTAATAATTTCATCTATCATTGCGGCACGTTTTTTATCACATACACGGGCATTATCGAATTTAATTGCAATAAATGTTTTTCTAAAGTTTTTAAATGCATCTTTAAAACTATATGCTAAATCAAATAGATCTATCATAGTTTGCGCACTTGCACGTTGCACAGAAGTATAAGTTGCAGAATTCATTCTATTGTGATAAAATGCATTAATTGCGGCTCCCGCGGCGTTATCTCCTGCATCTTTAAACTTTAGTGTGGCCATTTTGCTTACTCCTGTTTGTTGCTGTCTATGTATACTATTATACAGATCACCAACCATAATGTCAACCGAAATCTACCAAATTTATGTTGCGTTTATGCAACAAATTCCTATCCCTGCACAAACACTTCCACTGATTGCAGATAGTTTGCAAATTCTTCTCTTGTAATATACGAATATGGACTATGCTGATAAAATGCATTTGGCATTTTAATTTCAATGCCGTTTTTAAAACAATAATGGAATATCTTAATTACATCATCTTCGACATCTCGTTCAGTGCAATATACATACCCATTAATAGAAAACTCTTCCATTACATTCCCCTTATATCGGTATTTAGATTAGGATTAAACTCGCGAATTAATTCACGCTCTCTTTTATGTGCAACAGTTTTGCCACGCAATACTTCTACAATAGAAATAGTAAATGAATCAATTCCTTTATCTCGTATTGATTCATATAATAACCAGCTTTTGTTTTCACTGCGACTACGATAGATATGTTTATTAAAACGTACTTGTACGCTACGATTAATTGACTTTTCTGTTTTAGCAGTTACGCCTAAATAAAAGTCATTTCCACTTTCTATCATGTATACGATATGAGTGCGATCTGAGCGCTTTTTACGTGGTGCTTTTTTAACTTCCATACATGTAGTATAGCAGTCTACTACCAAAAGGTCAACCAAAATATTGCCGTAGTTTGTTGTATTTTTACAACAGGGTTTTTGGAGGATTGCTTATCATGAACTCCACCTTAACATAAAAGCAGTCAGTGACTGCGCACAGTCAATTTCGACTGTGGCGCCTTGTGTACGGCAGTTGTGATCCGCGCACCACTGTACCAACTGATCAGCAATGTGTTCTTGACCCCAGAATCTAAAGTCTGTCAGCACAATCAGTGTTCCTTCCACCTGCCGTTCATTGAGATATTCTTCAGAGAAATCGTCTACAATGATGAACCTATTCTTTTTCCAGTCTGCAAATATGTCATTGGTTGATGTACTCATTTGCATAGTATTTTATATATCAATTATCAGACATTACAATATTTGTATTATCTACTGTATTAGAAGACTGCGTATTTACTGGAACGAACTCTCCGTTGACTACTTTATACAAGTCAGCACCGTTGCTTGTGCGTATATAAGCTCTGCCGCCATCAATCATATTTCCGTTGTCGAGCACTTTGTAATCGTGGTGTGTTTGACTATAGTGCAAATCTCCAACACTATCTGCCACAAGTCCAAAATCTAGGTCTTCAATTTTATCAGCGCCAGTTATCATTAAGTTTCCGGTCCGCGTGTTTAGATACAAACCAAAGTAACGATTACCGAACTCAGGATGGGGTGTATCACGATAGAATATGTCAAATGGCACATCACTTGCGGTAATGTCAGTTGTGCAGACATATTTGATAGCAACTCCGTCTTTTTCTTCGTAGTGCTTAACAACTTTTGCAATGTCAAATTGCGGGGTATGAATGATAGTCATTTTAATTGTATCCAAAAATTAAACGGATTAAGCCCACCGAATCTATAGTTACTAGTAATAAGTAGTTACCTAACATACCGGAGCTTCTTCTAGTCCAGGCCGCCCATGCGAATATAGAGCATTGTAGAATAAACACCGGATACAGTATTATAAACGGAGCGTTGGGAATTGTCAAGGCCATAGTTCCTGCGCAACCAATGCTCATCACCCAGGCAGAAATTTCTAACACACATCGCAACGGGTATGCACGATAGTCATTTACAACCCAAGTTTTAATACTATTTACTACTTGCACGACACTAGCCCAGCAACGGTTTTATACTGGTTAAATGCATCTTTAAGTGCAGGATTAGTTTCGTGAGCTTCGTCAGTTAACATAACTTCGTACCAATGGTGTGCCATTCGCATAGGGTTCGCACCGAATGTTCTGGGCTGATGGATCATCCCAGCATTATACAGCTCAGTGCAAAGATGCCTAAAGTCTGCTTCGTCTTTTTCAGCAATGTCAGTCCATTCGGGATTTGACCAAGCGCCTCCATTGTGGTATCCTTGCCAGATTGCATCCCATTCGTGATCGTCGTTGGGGTTAACATGTGTCCTTGCAATAATAACCATTACATCATGGGAGTCAACTTTACCATCCCAAATATCTTTTACGCATCGGCTAAAACTAGTTCCTACTTTCATTATTGTTCCTCAGTTACACTAATTCTTCTACTACACCTAGTACTTCAGCGGCAATAAGCAAGAAGCCTGCGTATGCTACTTCACCGTATAGTAGTGCAATGCCTGCGGCAATACGAATTGCACTCTTACCAAGACTCACATAGAAGTGACCTTTGCTTGTATCTTTAGGTTGCATTGTTAATTAACTCCATTAGTTGTTTAGCCGTTGCTGGGCTCAGTGTCCAGCCCAGGTGTCCATGCCCAGTGTGATAAAATACCTTGTGGTTGTTTTTGCTTTGTTTGACAATGGGCATCATATCAGGAGCCATGGGACGCAAGCAGGACCACTGTGAATAGTCATGTGTGTTGATGTCTGGGAAATTTGTATGCACCCAGTTCAGCAATGGCTCGATACGGTCTCGTCTAATATCATAGTTCTCACCAGTGAGTTCCGCAGTACCTGCTACACGGAAGCGATTGCCCAGTGTGCTGGTGACAATCTTTGCCTGATCATCCAACAGACTGACTTTGGGCATAGCCTCATAGGATTTTACATCATTTGCGGTGATGGTGATACTGTAACCCTTAACCGGATAAACGTCCAGCGTATCACCCACTGTCTTGGCAAGTTCTGTACTGCCTACACCACTGCTGATAACGATAGCATCGTAATAGTCCAGGTTCTTGATGTTGTGTATCTTGCCATCAAACCGAAACTTAACGCCATACTTGTCTTGTAGAACACGTGAAAGTTCAATACAGAACTTGTGGATGTCTCCAGTCCAGTCACCTTCAGTCCAGGCACCGCCCAGGATACCATCCTGTTTGAGATTGGGTTCCAGATTGGCAATGGCAGCTGGATCAATCAGATCCCACTGACATCCATTGTCCTCATAGATATCCTTTACAGCACGAGCATTTTCCAGATACTTGTGGTCTTTGTAGAAGTGCAGGATTCCACAGAAGCTCTGATCAAACTCCAGTGCTTCTTCAACAATGATTTCCTTGTACAATGCTCTGGACTCCATGCCCAGCTCAATAGTATCAGCAGTGTTTACTGCATACTTGTTTGTGATGGTGTTCCACATGAACTTTGCCATCCAGCGGATCTTTGCCCACTCAAATGTTGGACGGATCAGCAGTGGAGCATCCTTCTTGAACATCCATTTGATGCCTTTGCGTACATTGCCCCAGGTGGTCCAGACCTCACTGTTGCTGACCGAAACCTGCCCACCATTTGCAAAACTAGTACGCATAGCAGGATAACGCTCCTGTTCGTATACAGTTACTTTATGTCCTGCTTTGACTAGATAATATGCTGCCAACACTCCGCTGATTCCAGCGCCAACTACTACAATCTGTTTTTTCATTATGCTCTCAATAGTGCAATCATTCGTTCAGCGAGTTGTTTGAACCACGCTTCGTCATGACCACGGGTGGTCTCTGCGGCAACGCCAATACGTACACCTGATGTTTCTACAAAACCACGGGTATCCCCTGGAACACCGTTTTTATTTGCGGTAATACCATTCGCTTCCAGCAAGTCAGCAAACTCTCGTCCACTATATTTTTCTTTGTTCAAGTTGATGGTCATCATGTGACATTGTGTTCCGCCTGATACTACATCAACACCAGCATCCATAAATGTCTGTGCCATTGCATGTGCATTGATACGAATACGTTTAGCGTATAGTTTAAACTCGGGTTGTAGTGCTTCATAGAAACACTGTGCCTTGGCAGCAATGATGTGCATCAGTGGACCACCTTGAGTTCCTGGAAACACAGCACCATTAATCCTCTTACTGAACTCTTGTTCATTCCAAAGAATCATACCGCCACGAGGTCCACGCAGAGTCTTATGTGTTGTAGTAGTTGCTACATGAGCGTAAGGGAATGGACTTGGATATTCACCACCAGCAATAAGACCAGAGTAATGACTAATGTCTGCTAACAAGATAGCACCAACTGAGTCAGCAATCTCACGGAAACGTTCCCAATCAATTACCTGACTGTATGCGCTAGCACCAGCAATAATCATTGTTGGTTTAACCATTGAAGCAATCTCTTGAACATTCTCGTAGTTAATATAACCATCAGCATCAACACCATACGAATGTGACTCGAACCATTTACCACTGACGTTGACACCAGCACCGTGACTCAAATGACCACCACTGGCAAGGTCCATACCAAGGATAACATCACCTGGATTTAAGAATGCTTTGAACACTGCTAAGTTAGCATTAGCGCCAGAGTGAGGTTGAACGTTTGCATAGTTGCATCCAAACAACTTGGTAGCATATTCGATTGCCAGATTCTCTACTTTATCGACTTCTTCACATCCGTTGTAGTAACGTTTGCCAGGAAGACCTTCTGCGTACTTGTTGGTAAGGATACTACCACACAGTTCCATTACTGCATCACTAGTGAAGTTTTCACTAGCAATAAGTTCGATTGTATTCTCCTGGCGAATCGATTCAGAGTTTACAATTTGTTGAATACGTGTATCTATCATTTTGCAGTAAGCACCCACTGTGCCAATTCTTTAGCCTGTGCATCACTTAGTTGTGCCTGTGCTGGCATTGGGATAGGACCCCATACACCTGCGCCACCTGACTTAATTTTCTTAGTCAAGTATTCAACAGCATCTTTACGATCTGCATATTTGGCAGCAACATCTTTAAATGCTGGACCAACCAGTTTCTTGTCCACGGCGTGACATGCTAAACAGATGTTTGCTTTTGCTAGTGCAAGACCATCTGCCATTGCAGAAGTTGCGGCTACTGTAAGTGCCATGGTGATTAATAGTTTTTTCATTTTAATTTATTCTTTCCTTATTGTTGCTATAATGTATGTATCTAACTTGTTGTTAAGCTAGAAATTAGTATTCCACTAGTATACTGTAAGATCGAATTATTGTCAACTATTACCGTTTCGTTTACACGAAACAACTCTATGGCTAATCGCCATATCGTATTTTCTTTAATAATTTAGTGTAATTTCATGTAGATCTTTTCAGTCAGACGGAACCTTCACAGGTTCCATCTAACTTTTGGATAACTTCATGTGAGTCGCATCCAGCCATAGACTTTGGAAACAGGTATTTCGTTGCATCTCCAAGGACTCTAGTCTTTTCCTTACCTGCACTGACATAGCTACTGCTATCTATAACCTCGTTCCTAGGTGTTATAGTGTTTAGGAGATGTTTGCTTTACGCAAAGGGGTGAACACGCTACTCCACCGGCGACGAGCTTTACCTCGGCAGGATTTTAGCGAGTCGAGCTGCCTCGACCAAATGGGGTTCTAATTTGTCTCTTAGAGAGTTAAATATTTTCCTAGTATTAGATATTTTTACAATTACTTAATTCCTGATGCCAAAACAATCTTACAAATATGCTCTAATCGTTCGATGTGTTCATAAGCACGCCATGGACTTGTGTCAATAGCAACAACTCCATGACCTTTAATGCCCACGATATCATAAGCAATGTTGCCGTGGTGATCAAGATTTAAGTTTTCATGACACCTATCTGCAAGTTCCTGGCTAATAGGAGCAACATCACCAACATTGTGCGCTACCTTTGTGTAACGATTTAATTCTGGAAACGCATTACTAACTGTTGCCAAATCAATTCCAGCATGCATGGCAGCGATACAATATGTGGGATGCACATGGACCACTACTCTTACATCATCAGCATGCTGTCCCATTGCTTTTTGTAAACCAAAGTGTAGCGGGATCTCACCACTAGGTTTTAGTTTGGCACTGATATCAGTATATTCCATTTCAGCCCAACTCCAATGCTTGATTGCAATCTTCTTAAACTGATCGGGTTGAAGCGTTTGCTTACGTACACCAGATGGAGTGATGTAGAAGTGATCCCTATCGTGGTGACGAATACTCACATTGCCGTCACGACTGGTAATCCAGTTGCGCTTATAAGCGTCTAACATCACATCGCATATTGTTTCTAGCATTTTAGTCTTTCCTATTACCAAACAGTTGTAACAAGTGAATAAACAAGTTGATAAAGTCCAAATACAATGTTAGTGCGCCCATCACTTCTTCTCTTCCTGTGTCTCCACCAACACTTACTGCTTCACGGATACGCTGTGTGTCATAAGCAGTTAACCCTAGGAACACAATAATAGCAATGGCTGAAATAACCATCTGCATCACTGTACTGCCGATGAAGATATTAATAATGCTAGCGATAACAATTGCAATCAATCCCACAAACATCATCTGTCCCATTGAGCTTAGATCCTTTTTAGTAAAGTATCCGTAAATGCTCATAGTGCTAAACAACACCCCTGCGCCCATAAAGGCTGTGAAGATACTGCCCATTGTGTAGACTGCGAAGATTGTAGCAAGGCTCAGGCCCATAAGTGCTGAAAAGCCGTACAAGAATAGTTGTAGTCCACTCTTGCTGAAATTAGCGCTGGCAAAAGTCATCACAAGGATTGCGGCCAATGGCGCAAAGATAACTACCCATTTTAGCATGCCGGTAAAAAAGAATTGCAGTAGCTCTGGGCTAGTTCCTACAAAGTAACTGACGATCATGCTGATGAACACAGCAATGCCCATATGGGAATAGACCCTGCCCATTGCTTCATTAATTGAGGAAGCGTCTCTATAACTTGCGGTTGCGTACATTTAATTTTCCTTTAGTTTATAAGTTTAACAACAATGTCGTTGTCTATCTGTTTTCGTGTTTCTTCTTGTAATCTTCTACTGCTGCCTTAATAGCATCTTCTGCTAGGATAGAGCAATGTATTTTAACCGGAGGGAGTGCAAGCTCTTCTGCAATCTCACTATTCTTAATCTCTGCCGCTTGGTCAAGTGTTTTGCCCTTAACCCACTCAGTGACTAATGAACTGCTTGCAATAGCACTTCCGCAACCGTATGTTTTAAATTTAGCATCAGTAATAATTCCATCTTCTACTTTAATTTGAAGTTTCATTACATCGCCACAAGCAGGAGCACCAACCATACCTGTTCCGATTGTATCGTCTATTTCGAACTTTCCCACATTGCGTGGATTTTCGTAGTGCTCAACTACCTTGTCTGAGTATGCCAATGTAAATTCCTTTAAACTTGTTCTTGATCAATTGCTGCTCGTAGAATTTCTTCCACCATCTGGTTTAGTGTGATATCTCGCTCATGTGCCTGCTTCATAAGTTCGAATATCAAGTCATCTTCTAGTGTCAATGGGACGCTAACACGAGTGTCGTAGTCTTTGCCTGCTTTAATGGCCAGTGCCTTTTGAATAAAGTCGTCATCTGTTTCTAGATCTACAAAGTCAACTATATCCCAGGCTTCTTTATCCAACACAATAGCAGGATCCTTTAGGCGGTATGCACGTTTGTTAGCATAGTCGCATGCCTCTACTACATATACACGTTGATTGTCTTTGGGATCAAACGCAATGAAGAAACTACTGCCGTCTTGCTCGCCATTCCAGGCACTCAGACTGTACAGTCCCGGAATGTTAGTGAAATAATCACTACCTTCGGTGACCTTGTAGTCTACTAATTCCATCCATTCTTTAAGTGTTAACATGTTAATCTCCGTTTACAATATCAGGGGTTATAGCATCAACAGTATTGACTACTGTTTTGCCAGCATAGATAGCTGTTAATGCTGTTACGTCAGCTATTGCTACTACGGTAGCACAACCACTAGTCCCAAAGATTAGAGTAATACTTGCCAAACAAACGGAAACCATTTGCAATGCGTTCTTCATATTTCTTTCTACCTTCCCAGTCATAGACTTTAGTATCGTTAGGGCCGCGAACCATTTCGCTCATGCCGCCTTCTAGCGTCTTCCATTGTAGATCGCTAGTGCCTGACTCGAACTGTTCTTCCCAGCCGTCATTTACTTTGCTGTCAAACGCAAAGATCATTTCGTCCATGACCCAATCCCAACGCTTAAAGAACTTGTCATCAGTTGATCCATCTTCAGCAAACTGAGTCATATCTTTTTTACTCATACGTAGTTCTTTGGGTACATCTGCATTGTCTACTTGTGGACCACCGTGCTTTGTTTCTTTCAACTGCTTGAGCATAGGCAGCACAATGTAGGCAAGAGTATGATCCATACCCCATGTGTCCCAGCGATCAATGTGTACTTTGATAGTACGCTTCTTCTTGCTTTCGATCCAGATTAAAAAATTATGTAACCAAGTATTAGGCCGTTCACGATCCCAGGATGTAATTGCACCTACTTCAGCTTTGGGCGCTACGCTACCGTGAGCAAGCCATTCGCCAAACTTATGTACATAGTCTGGTTTGCTTTTCATTCCATATTCGTCTACAACAGTTTCCTTTGCCCAGAAGCAAAGTGTTTCGGCGAGCTGATACGGCCCGTACCAAGAAGTATATGGTCCAATTCTAATTTTCATAAAGAATACTCGTTAAAGTTATGTAGTGATTATACACTCAACTACCGGGGTCTGTCAAGGATGTGGTCGCTATATTTAAGTCGAAACACTGTCTCGTATTCAGGATTATTAAACTCGATAGCCATGCACCCAGTAGCATGATTCCATGCCCAATGATAGTCTACTCCAACATGTAATCCTTCGTACTCTAGCAGTGTAATAGACCAAAATACCGGGCCTTGTGGAGCGTCCATCATAGGTTATACCATGGTCTGATTAGTATAGTCCGGCCATCGCAACATAAACTCTTGCGCATGTTCGGCTAGCTCAAAGTAAAAAGTATGTTCGTACACATCGGTGTAGGATTCAAAACTCCACCGATGTCGTTCGCAGTTGCGACGGCACCATGTTTTGGCTTCGTTCACTAAATCGCTATGTAATCGTACAGGATGATTGTCTAACATCATCCATGTGCGCTTGTAATCATCTTGCTCTTGTGGTGTCATTAATAGTAACCTTTAAATTTGTTAATCTTTCAATTTAATTGTAAACTCGTAGCCGCCCATGCTGCCTGCGTAAGTGCCACGGTTGTACATCAGTTTAATGCGCACAGTATTAACTGCTACATCAATGAATGCTTTCTCTTTAAATGCTAACACATGTGCTTGCACTTTTTTGTCGTTGTCAGTGCACGTTAATGTTAGTTCAGTATCAATCATTTACTAGTTCCTTGTCCATTTCATACACATACACAGGGGTCTCGGGCCCAACATAGGCACCCGACACATTAAACTCAAAGTACTCCAATGCTTCTTCATCTGACATACCTTGTGCAATTAAAACTTCAATGCACTTTTCTGCAGAGTATGCAATTACTTCGTTACCTGCAACCATAGCTGTACCAATGATCGCCTCGTCAAATCCGTCTGCTTTAAGCATTTAATATTCCTCTGTTTCAAATTCAATTCTTAAGTGGCCGTAGAATTCTAATAAATCTCGATTGCTCCACTGATCCCACGGTTTAATATCGTAGTTAATGTGCACTAATTGCATCAACTTTAAAATTTCTTCTATTACTAGATTTCTCATACTTCAACAACTTGTCCAAGTTGGAAACTAGACAAATTTTTGCCTTTGCTTTCGCACATAATGTCAAAATCATTATTGAATGTTAGCGCCCACTTGTTAACTGCGGTATTCCAGTATGTATCACTGTGCGCTCGTAATTTTTGTTTTTTATAGCCTTGGGCTAACAGGGCAGCCATATCAGGCATAGTATCAGTGCAATGTCCGGGTAACCAATCTTCGCGGCTAACACTATAGTGCATAGCTGGACGTACACCACGCCAGCTATCAATCACACGCTTAACTCTATCGTCGGTGGGTTGAATGTATTCACCTTCACGGCACCAATGGTGGTGTACATCCAGAACGAGGGCACAATGTTTTTCGAGTTCGAGGCTTGATTCAATGCCCCAGGCGTTTTCGTCATTTTCGATTGTGATGCAGTTTCGTGCTTCGGGTGTGAGTCGTTGTAGGGTATCAATGATGCCTTGTGGACCGCGCCTACCCGAGATGTGTACGTTGATTTTAAAGTCCTGAAAACTTTTACCGAATCCCATCCAGCGGGCCATATCCACATGATATTCGAACTCGTCTATCGAACGTTCAACAATATCGTCTGACTCGCTTGCCAGCACAGTAAACTGACCAGGATGAAAAGAAAGACGTACATTGCGATCCCGAGCAGTATCACCCACGACACGGAAATTACGATCGCAGTAATCGCGAACATCGTTGCGAGACCAGAAATAACTCCAGTCGGATTGAGTATAAGCAGGCAGCAAATCGCTACTAATACGAACCATTTTAAATTTGTCATCGAGTTCTCCGACGCGACTTACTAATAGTCTAGTCGCTTCAATATTGTGGACCATCAAGTCCCATAGTCGCTGTTCAGCAACGTCCCTTGTTTGTCTATTTAGCCAAGATATAGTTGTAGTACCAGTATTGTATTTTTTACAGTCATCTTTTGGCTTGATACCATTTACTTGTGTAAGGTTATCAATCCACTTGCATGCAAACCCAATTCGTTTAATCATTCCAATGCCTTATTACGCCAGATACTATGAACATGTTAGTATTATATTGGAAAGTACCGGCAATGTCAACCGTAAAAAAAGCCCTGCATTAGGCAAGGCTTTGTAGTACTTTATAATGCTTAATCAATAACACCAAAGTTTGCCCATTTAGGACCGCCTAAGCAGATCCACCCCATTGGTCCGCCTTCGCTGGGGTTGCTGTTAAACACCACTGCCCCTTTAGTGGCGCCGTAGTTTGGCGGGGTGCTAGCGGATTCAAACGACATTGCTCCAATTTGGAGTTTCTTAACTCTTGTAGATCCATCTGGCATTAGGCGCAAATTATTTTGATTGTTTACGCCAACTACTAGTTCTTGCTTTCTTGGTAAGCCAATGAATCCTGCATTTGCGTCGCATTTGCTAAACTCAAATTCAACTTCGCTGTCCCACACACTTAATACGCCCGACGGTTCAATGGTGTTAATACCAACACGTTTTTTACCAACATATAAGGATCCGTTGTTAACCATAAACTCGCCGTCAACTTGGAGTTCTTTTAGACTCCCAACTGTTCGCAAATTGCTATACATTACAGTTGAGGTTAGGGTATTTTTTTCAATTATCGGTTTATCACCAAGCGCCAGTTTGTCAACAGCAATACCTTGCTCTTGTATCCTGCTAAACACTTTGTCAGAGAATCCTGTAAACAATGCATCGTCTAGTTTTGCGCTCACTGCGCCAGATGTATCATTAATTAATGTTTGGTAAAAGTCCGAGTTCTTGTCAACTTCACCAAAAATATGCACCGGACCCTCTAATCTAGTAGTCCCAACTACTCTCAGCCCAGATGCTAACAACGTATTTTCAACTACGGTGTTGTCATTGAGCACAGTAATCATACACTCAGTTGCACCGTCCTGAATCCCTGTACTATTAAAGTTTTTAATAATTCCACCGGTTATTTTATCGCCACTGATTGTCTTTGTGCCGAACTTTATAGATGCAAGAGGAATACTTTCGTCGGGAAACGAAAATTGTTTAATATTTCGTGCAAAAGTATCACTCATCGCTTGACTAGCAAGCCCATCGAATTTTGATACTTCGTTTTTTATAGTGCTAGTAATCATGTCGTGTGCTTGTTTGGTAATCTCGGCTAACACAGCATTTTTAACACCCGCGGCGATAGGAGTTACTGTTTTTTGTAACCAATCCTCATTGGTGCTTAACCAATGTGCTACTTGTTGACTAATTACCCTATCAATATGCTCGGTCAAGTCGAGATTTTTAATATGGTCTACAACAGACGACATAGCCTTCTTTTGGACATTTTTTTCAATGTCTAGTAGAAGGCTATCAGTGACTGCGTTAGAAAGATTTTTTACTGTGTCGTTAATACTCATTTGGCTCGAATCTTATACTGACTACGTGCTCGTAGTTCTTTTTGATTAAACTTTTATACATTAAATTACGGTGAACTAAAAAGCTGTCAGCGCCGGCATCAATGCTAAATTTTGCTAACTGCTTAAAGTACATAGTGCGTCTTGGATATGGGCCAAATGTTTTAGATTCAGCTCCATTTACAAACACGCGACTTTGCCATACCCCACGCTCTTTATAGTCCCATTCATGAAATTCAGTAAAAGTCAAAAACCCGTTTTGTCCTCGCATTACGCTAGGCAGGCTAAACTCTTTATCTTTAAAGTCAAGGTTTTTATAGTCCTTAAGTGTACTTATAACAACCTCACTGGCTAGAGAACAAATTTTCTTAATGGACTCTTGTTGCGCTAAATCGGTAGTTGCAAACGTAAAGAACTCGTCACAAGCTACTACAATATCCCACACTCTGTCGGTGTTGGTGATATCAACGAATTCGATGCTATTTGAGCTGTTTTCGTTAATCCATTGTTTGCTATCGTCACTGATGCCAGTGGCGCTAACTGTTTTAAAAGGGGTAGACAGCATTGCTGGGTTAAACCCAACAAACAATACACTAGTTAACCCAAGATTATAATAATGCAATACTTCTTGTATTACGTGTACTTTTTTATCTATGAGATCGGTTAGTTTCAATGTTTGCATTGCAGCCATTAATAGGCATTGCGAATAGTCTTCTGAATGTTTTAGCATGAAAGATTTTTTTTATCCTGTATGAACAATTATTTGTAAGTATTTACACTAATATTAGTATATTGTAATATGGATATAAAAATATGTGCTGGTGTGTGTATTAGTTCTGCCTGACCATGTCTAATGTAACGCAGTGAAAGCCTCCGCCTAATGTCCGACTATGGCGTAATTCAAGCGGGACTACTGTAAATTTTAACGCCTCTAAATCTTTAATTAATGTAGTTTGCCATTTGTCGACTATAACTGTACTTGAATCGATACTTAACATGTTAAGCGCAATCCATTTGCTTGCATACGGGTACTGATAGAAATCTTGTGGCTTAACGTCGTTAACAAAAATCTTGAGCCAGCCATCAAATGCAGTTGGACAATTTTGATGATTAACTCGGCTTCCGTTTAATACAACAACGCCTTCGCGTAGCACAGTAATTGTACTATCAATGTGTACTCCATTATAAAACGTACACGGTTCAATGTCAATATCGGGTAGCTGTTGTCTTAACCATTGTAACGCCTCAATGTTACCACTATTACTCAATAAGTATAACCACTTGTTGTCCATCCGGAGAACATTTGCGGCATCGAGTACCATATTTTGATCACGGGGCATCGTATGGACATTCTTTGCGCGGGTCACAACTGATCCGAGTGCGGCAAGTTCTGCGTCGCGGCAAGGGTACATCATTGCTGGATCAATGATGCTATCTCCTGCTACAATTAATCGATCCCGGGGACAATAGTTGTACATGCCGTCAAACTTACTAAAGCTCATATCCGTCGGACGATGAACAATTACACCAAAGTCTTTCAGTGCGTTTGACAATGCATCTAGGTCTTCGTTTGCTTCATCAATGATCCACTGCGGAACTGGTCCCGCAGGTACAGGAGTATCTTTCCATGCTGTGCGCTCTTTTTCCAGATTAAAAACTGGGTCATTAACGGGCCAGTGCGCATTGGTTGCTGTGCCAACTACAATTTCCCGTAGTCGATCCCATTCATTAAAACTATTCAGCATGTCCTGTTACCTGTATTGTGTATCGTGGTGTTATACCGTTATTTGCTGCCATGTGTGGCAGGTTGTAATTCCAAATTACAAAGTCACCTGCTTGCCACTTAACAAATGGTTCGCTATTGTATTCGGCATAATGCCCGCTTGCCCAATCTTCTGGGAAGATTACTGCACGCCTAATAGACTCTTCTTTGCCTTGTAAACTAAAAATTTCTATGTACTTAGCGTAAGTATCACTATGAACTGGTAAAATAGTCCCTGGGGTCATACGGTAATAACTTGTACCTATGTCCTTCCACCCGAGGTTTTCGAAGTATGTAACAATGTCAGTGTTCCAAGTTGGTTGCGGGTTGCGCATATCGCACAGATCACCTGTAAACTTATTTGCGAACCCTAAAGCAAGCCATTTGGCTAAATCAGTTTGATTGTTAAAATTCTCATTCGAGTAGTTTAACATTTTGTACTGATCATCAAACGGCATGCCTATATTACCGAATGTAACATTTGTCATATTATTTTATTGCTCTCTAGTGTTTCCGTAATGCACAACAGTAATATCGTCCCTGTCTGTGGTGTACGATCTCCACGGGTCTACTACAATGCTGCCTGGCCTTAGTTTAACATATAACTCAGTCTTGTGTCTATCGCCAGTGTAGCCGTAAGTGACATTGTGGTTGTGTGCAAGGAAAGCAATACAACGGTAGCCGTAATCGGGATCGTAGAATACATCAAAGTCGCCGGGTACTTTAGGATCGGCGTAATAGTAATGCACATCAAGCTCATCTAAATAGTGCCCAATGAGAGTACTGTAACTACCATCTTCAAATTCAACATCGGGCTTGTACGCTTTGCCAAGTAGTACTACAGGCATGTAGTGTTTCTTGTGCAAGTCGGCTAGAAACTTAGCAATGTTATATGCTTGCACTTCTCGTGCTCGCATGATTGCATCAAACAAGTCATACCCTAGACCTAAATTTTCTGCCATGTAACGTAGTGCAATATTGTCACGTGGGTGACACGGTCCGCCGTCACCCATTCCGGCTTTCATATATTTTTTACTGATAATACGAAGACTGGCATTAGCTAAAGCATCGGTAACTACATCCACATTCATGTTTCCATTCTTCATTGCGACGTCTTGGATCATGTTAACAATACCAATTTTTGCCGAGATAAATGTGTTGTAGAAAATTTTAATTGCTTCTGCTTCGTCCCATGTACCAATTGCATAGCGAGGATCGTTTTGCATTAATGGAGTATAAAAATCACGTAGGATTTTTGCATCACCTGTTTCGCTACCGTCTTCAGTTCCGATGATTAACATCTCTGGATTGACCATATCCCATGCAACTGAGCCCATTGCAATTAAGTACGGATTATAAATGAAACGTGCATTAGTAATACACGGGCGCAACTCTCTTCTGGTGGTGCCAGGAAGAACAGTTGATATCAACACAACTAGTTGATTTTGGTTAACATACTGGTTAACATCTGACAGTACTTGACGTGCAATTGTATAATCAAAATCTTTATTATCTAAATGGCTAGTCGGAACACTACCATCGTACAATTTGTCATGTGGTGTCTGCACTGCAATAAAGATAATATCTTTGCCAGCGACGGCTTCTTCCATTGTGTTACAAATAGTCACGGTGCTACTCTGACGTTCATAAATATCATAGCCGGCAACATCATAATGTAATGCCATTGCTTCAGCACACGGTAGACCAAGTTTGCCTAGACCAATAAATCCGATTTTCATGTTTTTCTATTCCTTAAGTATGTGTTAAATGAATCTGCATTATCTCTACAATAAAATTGTTAAAGAATTTTTCAATCGATTCCCTGTTAAAGTGTTTGTCACGGACGACTTTGTAAACGAACCACCATACTATTTAATAAAACGTATCGATGGTCAAACATATAGTGGACAGTTTGGTTTTGCGTTGTTTATGGACCAAGAGCCGGTCTATACGCATTTTATTCCTTGGATGAAGAGACATGACTTAGTCGATACCGATTACAAAGTAGGCAGCGAATGGAAAAATGCAGTGTCTATTTACGGAACACCTCTTATGGTGTTTGTGAGTGAACACTCAGTGGATGTAGATCGTATCCGGGAACGTATTAACGGAACAATTAAAAACTGTGTTGTTTATTATTTTTATCATGCACTTGCATGTCTTGACAATTACAGAGAATATTGGAAACAAGACATTGTAGTCCCGGACCAACACAAGTATTTATTCATTTGCTATCAACATGTGGTTAACAGCTATAGATGGCACCGTATACGGTTTCAACAAAACCTAGTAGAGTCTGGGTTAATAGAACAAGGCTTAGTTAGCTATTTTCCGCCGGAAAAAGAAACATTAGTCAACATTATAAAAGAATCTACATCAAAGCACGGTAGCCAGCAAGCAGAAATAGACGCATTAGCTGTAATTGATCAGCTGGCCATCCAATACAAAATTGATACCGACTCGCCTACTGGCAGTATGAGTACATTCATTGATATCAAAGCATGTCAAAGTGCATTAATACACGTTGTTAGTGAAACTGCATTTTATAACGGTAAACTCCACTTAACCGAAAAAATATTCAAGCCAATTGTAGCAAAGCAGCCATTTTTGTTACTAGGAGCACACGGAAACTTGAAGTATTTTAAGCAGTACGGATTTAAAACATTTAGCGAGTTTTGGGACGAAAGCTACGACGACATCGTCGACGACAATGAACGTGTTGATGCTGTGTTTAACATACTAAAAGATTTAAGCAAACTCAGTTATGAAGAGCAGTGTGCATTACGGCAAGCAACTAAAGAGATAGTTGAATACAACTGGCATCACTTTTACTACAATCTTAGAGACATAGTAATTGATGAGCTCACTGATAATCTGCAGTCAGAAATTGCAAATTCTTCGATGTGGAAACATCACATTAAATCTGAACATATCGGCCACTTAAACAACATATTGAAATTCTAACTAAATATTATTATAACAAAAATAATAATACGACATTAGGAGCAGTGTTATGGATTTCTTAAAATTAGTAGGAGATGTCGGTTTTCCTATTGCTGCCGCATGCGCCGCTGGATACTTTGTATTCTTAACCGTTAAGTTTATTCTGCAAGGAGTGAACGGAAGTGTTAACAGTTTAAAAAACATCATTGGTGCGCTAGACAACCGTGTGCAAACAATGAATAACGATTTAGTAAAGATTGATGCATTACTCAGCTATGTAATTGGAGTCCGTCCTAATATAGATAGGTTGGCAGCAAATGAAGGCAAAGAAGATGCGCGGCGGGACTAACTATATATAAGTAATATTATGTTATTTTACGACTACATATGGGATTTAAGTAGTGCTGGTATTCAGCTTGACAGTGAGTTAGACACCGCAAAACTTAACTGGCAGCCCGGTGATTATTTTGAATTAGTTAATCTACCCAATGGTGGCCAGGCTTTAAGAAGGCTTACTAAATTAGAAAAATTTGTCAATGGGGAAAATGTAAATGTCTAAGAATTTTGTATCAAAAGAAGAAGAATATAGAGAATGGATGGAATTTGAGCCAATTTGGTTTGACAGCGATATGATAACCGCAGTGTTAATTGGTGTCGGCGTTGGGCTATCCATTGGCTTTGTATTGTTCTATTCATGGGCAGACCCAGTGACTGCCCCACTACGTTACGTTACAGGATAATCAAATGGGAACTAATGAACTAGCATCAGCAATCAATCAATACGGGTTTCCTATAATTGCCGCAATGGGACTAGGATACTTTGTATACTATATATGGAACTGGGCTACAAAGGATATCAAACCCGTACTAAGCCAGGCTAGTGCTACACTAATCGGACTCGTTGATCGTGTGCGCATGTTAGACAATGACATGATTCGATTAAACACCAAGCTATCAATGGTATTAGAATACCGTAACGAAATCGAAGCCTGCGCCTCTACTAAAGAAAAGCAGGATCTAGATGAATTACTAGCTCAATATAAAAGTTTCAGCCAGGGATTTAACTCCAGTGGTACGAATACTAAGAAATAAACTTAGTAACCTTTGTACTAATGAAGTCAACTACTTCAGAATCAGCAACTATTTCGTAATGGTTGCTGTCAGCGTAATGATATTCGATGTCTTCTCTAACAGTCATTGAATACTGCGATACAACTCCATCATTTTTTATAAACGGGTTCATCCAAGGCGTGTCTCCAGTTGTTGACACTACTTGTATCCATGGGATCTCAATTTTAATCATTTGACTGTCCAGTATTGGTTTACTGTACGTGCCAACATCATGTAGCAACTGATGGTACGGAAATACCCATTTCATTAAATTTGCATTTGCTACCCCAGCATAAGGAGTGCTCAGTGTCACAACATTAGATATAATGTTAGGACGAGTACTATATAGATGTGTTGCATATATTCCGCCAAGACTGTGTGCAACAATCATTGCCTTACCTGTTACCTTATGCAGAGTGCTGTGCATGCTGTTTAAGTTATCGTAAAAGCGATTGTGGCTATCATAGTTTAAATATACCACATCAACTGAGTCTAATAGATTAAGTTGAGACAACCCCCTTACAACATAGTTAAAACTTTTATATGTTGCGTTTGCACCGTGAATAAAGATTAGAGTATGTTTCATTTAGATGTTGCAATGTACATGCCGTCCCAATTGACTGGCAATGTGCGAGTTTTCATTTCTTTGCACCGGATAATCCATGCATCGTAATAATTATCCATTTCGCCGAAGAAACTTCCTTTAAGCTCTCGACAATATTTAATTGCTAGATCAAATTTTTTGATTCGATACAATTCTAACATCTTGTTATGTTGCTGTGTTTCGGATACATACGTTGAATTTTCCATCCACCATTTATGATTTCCTAACACTGTATAGATGCGTATACCTTCAGTCTTGCCCTTGACCGCAATATAGTCTAGCTCTAAAATTGCAAATTCGTCATCTACCTGTTGAGCAGTAATCGGACCAATGACAATTCTAACACCATACGGTTTACTTTGGCCCTCAAGCCTGGAAGCAGTATTGACACCATCCCCAAGACAAGTATAGTCAAAACGCTGATCACTTCCCATGTTGCCGACCACAACGGTATCTGTATTAATTCCCAAGCCCATACCAAAGGCCGGGATACCCTCTTTAGTAATTTCTTCATTAAATTTATCCAAATCTTTTAACATATTGAGTCCCGTTTCCACTGCATGTTTGGCGTGCAGTTCGTCATTGATAGGAGCATTCCAAAAAGCCATTTGTGCATCGCCGATATACTTGTCTAAGGTTCCGTTATTGTCAATGATACGTTTAGTCATTGCAGTCATGTACCTATTCATTATTTTAGTAAGTCCTTGCACATCCTTTCCGTAATGCTCAGAGATAGTAGTAAAACCTCGAACATCGGTGAACATAATACTTAACTCTCTTGATTCGCCGCCCAACTGTAATAGTTCTGGATTCTTTTGTAATTTTTCTACTAGTGCAGGACTTAGGTATGTACCAAATTGTTTTTTAATTTGTTGTTTTTGTAAAAACTCATTTATAAACTTCAAGGTGTAACTGTGCAATGCAACTAGTCCCAAACAAATGCTAATAGTAAATCCGTCTATTAGGTATAATAATTCGTGATACGATTGCTGACTACCGTACAATACTCCCGAAATAACCAATGCTGTAAACCCAATACCAACATACACCCAGCGAGATAACAGAACGATTAAAATGCCAAGACCTGCAAGTAAATACAACTCAGCGCCGCTTGCCCATGCCGGGCGTTGGATATTAACTTGGTTAACCATAGTTCCGATAGCCGCTGCTTGTAAGTCTTGTGTGTATACTCCGCCGACTGCTGTAGCAACAGGATTAGACAATCCGCTTGCACTTACTCCGACAATAACAATGCCATTGTTAAACGAATCCGGCAACTTAGTAAAACTATACGATGAAGCAGTTTGACTCCAATCGATCCACACACGCCCAAGAGCATCTGTATTAATAATAGGTCCTTGGCTTACACGAACTTTTTCAACTCCTAGCTCACTTAGTTTGACTTGAAAGTTGACTGCACCACTAATAATACGTAATGTTTCTAACGGGATGCTAGGGTACAATGCATCGCCCACCCCAACAAATATTGGCATGCGTCTAGTTACGCCGTCAATCTCCGGGAAGGTGTTAGTAATACCGCTTCCGAGACTCTGTTGCTCAATTACAGGAACGTTAGCTAGTATATTGTTAAATGTTATTAGTCTATCTATATATTGGCTGTTAATAACTGCACTACTTGGCTTCCTTGATGTATTAACTACATCGTTATCGGTTGCTACATTAGGCAAAATGATTGGCATTGTAGTTAATGCCTTAGCAAGAACTTTATCTTTTTTAAATCTGTCTGGCTCTGACATAAGCACGTTAAAGATAACAATACCAGCGTCACGACTGTAGAGTTCTTTAATCAACTTTGCATACACATCGCGACTAAACGGCCATTGCCCATTTTCTGCGATAGTTAAATCGTCGATATTAACAACATGGATATTATTGTTAGTAGCGGGCTTTGATACAATTAACGAATCGAAATAGTTAAGTCTAACTGACTCTGCAAATCTGTAATTTTGGGTTATACCGTATAATAACGCGGCCAGTGTAATTAACGCCCAGAGGGGGCTTAGGAATAGTTTTTTCAGCATAGTAGGTTACCTACTATGAGCTACGCTTAAGTCGCCGGGCTGTATTTCATATTGCTGTTTTTTTATCTCTGGCGTGTTAGCACCTATTGGTTCCATATACGAACCTGATGCAGTTATACAATACACGCCTGCTTCGATTTCACTAACAATAGTCCACGAAAATTTAGTCTTGTTTACAAACATTAACGTAGGAACTGGGACTCCCGGCCATTCTGCTTTGTCACCAACTGCGGCAACACCTACCATTGATGCAACTGCTTCTTCGTTGTTGTCAGCTAAAAATGAACCTATTGCTTCATCATTTCCGCACATAATTGCCATCGGAAGTTGTATTACTTTTGGCTGTTTAGCTTCTTGTGCTGTACTCACCGTTACTAACAACAATGCTGATAACCCTATTAATAAACTACGCATATTATCTCCAATATTACTATAAAATATTTAGCAAATTATTGCTGATCTACTAGAATCGAACACCCGGATGGATTCATACATTCTTGAGTTATTGCTGTTTCGGTACCGTATGCTGTACCATTAGACTGTATAAGTGTAAAATCAGTAGGTCCTACACTATTTGGGCTAATTGCAATGTTGGCACTGCTGGATTGGTTTCCAGACTGGTGTATACCAATGGTGTTCATATCGGACTCTACCAGCACCTCAGCAGTGTGTTGCCCGTCACCGGTTTGTGTTGTTTCAACAATGTTGGATGAGCTACTATTGTTGATTATAACTTTGGCAGTCTTATCGCCTGTGCCATCTTGTGTCCCAACTATTACGTTACTTTGGCCATTGATAATTTTGGCAGTATAGGAATTTCCCGCTGTGGAATCACTATTATTTTGCTGGTTAAGGATTACGGCGTTACCGTCACCAGTGACGTATACCGTTGCACTATGGTTACCTAAGCTGTCGGCATCATCTGTAGCATTTTTTGTATCTTTTTCTTGTGAGATAGCTACTTGGTTGTTGTTGCCGGCAACAGTAAGACCCACTTGGTTGTTGCCTGTTGAGGAGGTTCCCTGTGATATACCGATACTGTTATTATTACCTAGTACATTAGCAGGGGATGTTCCGTATACTGTTCCTGCAATGTTGTTGCCTTGACCAGTCTGCTGAATTTGTATAACTGTATTACTACCTATTTGCTCAATGTACAAGCTATTGCCATTGGCGTATACGCTATTTGCAAATAGCAAATAGAAACTAATTGCTTTGAATGATAGTGATTTGAACATTACTACCCCCAGAGTTTAATTGTATGTCGTTTATTATACTGTCCTGGCTAGTAATAACTCTGCCATTGGTATCTAACCCTACTCTTATTTCAGCTAAATGCGAAGCACTTTCCCGACGAAGAAAAATATTAACCTCGTCAACTAACGGCACAGTTTCTGGGCTGTTCTTTATGTTTGGCAAAATTGCATTGTACGCATCTTGCATATTACCTAGTTGCTCGATACTTAATGATAACTGCCTGGCCAGTACATCTAATATATTTTCAAGGAAGTTTTGGTCTAATAGATTAAGGTCGAGTTCATTTGTTGCAAAAAGTTGTTCGTCTAATTCATTGACTGATAATTCTTGATAGGCTAACAAGTCTTCGTCTAGTGCCCCACGGCGATCATACTCGTCTTGTTGCTCTTGTACTCGTTGTGGCGGCGATATAATTAACATATTGTTAATATTAGCTGGATCGATGTCTAATATAATAGGACTAGATGGCGGCATACTAGATGTTACAGTAACGGTAGCTTGATATGCCTGATTTAGTATAACAAAGCCAGTGTCGGTCTCAACTTTAATTTCGCCTACCCAACAGTCTGCGTCGGACTTAGCAGTTGGTGGACAACTTGGTAATAGAATGAATAAACTCTTACCTGTTTCATCGACGGTCATAGTAAAATCCGTGCCGCGCACAGTAACTGTAGCAGACGGTGTTTTTAATTTAACATTCTCTCGATTATTTTTTGCAATTGCTCCACTAGCATATCTGACTGTACCCAATGCAACGTTTAACGCTAGTTTACCTGTATCTTGTACAGGGTCGTATACAAAATCATCAATTATAAGGCTACTGTTCTCAGTAATCTGAACCCTGGTATCATCAATGAAAGTTAGTCCAATTTTTCCCTTGTAAGTTTTTACAAGGTCGTCCATCTGGATACCAGTTCCTTTTTTGGTATCTATATTAGATTTTTCTCGTTTAATTTCGCCTGGCGCAGTTTGTTCGCTTACAGTTCCAATCGGATCAGCCAGCACTGACGTTAGGCATATAGCGATCCCGGATACCAGGAATACTAAATGCCTAATCATGATTAGTCGCCTTGTGTGATATTAACAGTAATACTGTCGCCGGCTGTTTGGATGTTGGCTAATTGGTCATTGGCTCCACTTTGATCAATTTCAATTGACCCCATTGAGCCTACATGTGTTAATGTAATTGAATGACCCGCAACTCCAGCTACCCCGGTCTGTGTACTAGATACAACGTTTGAATCGCCGGTTACTGTTGTGGTATTGGTTGCATTTGTACTGTCAACCCCTATATCAATCCTGTTGCTATCTCCGGTTACTACTACCGTTTGTACCGTATCGTTTACAGCGATGCCGTCCGTACACCCACCTAGTGCATCTACTGTTTTACAAACATTTAGTTCATTGCTGTCGCCAGTGGTTGTTGCTGTAGTAGTTGTTCCAGTTGCGCCATCTATATTAATTGTTGTGGTGTTACTAGATCCTACGTCACTAGTAGTAACTGTACTGGACCCACCGTCTATATTTAACGTCGACGTATTTGAGCTACCAGACTGCGTTATGTCTACGGTGTTTGCACTGCCGTTGATATATGCACTCTCAGTAGATGAGCCAACAGTATTCCCTGTGCCCGAGTCCTGGGTTACAGTAATAGTTGCGGTGTCGCCAATCTGCTCAATATACACATCACTAGCATAAGCAAGGGATGATATAAGTGCAACAACGATAGCAAACGAAAGTATATTCCATTTACGCATTCTAACATACTCCTTAAGACCGGTTTATTATTATTATTATTTGGTCCTATATTTTATAGTACCCGGCATTCGAGTATTTAGCCTAGTATGTGTAAAAAAATTTACACCTATACTCACTAAGTTAAATAATAGCATGACATTACATCTCCAGCGTGGCGTTACGCTCGACGAATCAGACGCATTACAAAGCATGTGTACTGACCACTTTGCTAACTTTTCCGTCGATTTAAACGGAAAACTAAGCGATATCGAGTGCTCTCTGCTTAAGCAAGCAATGCACGAAAATGATAATAACCAAACTCGTGCCGCTAAATCTTTAGGCATAAAGCGAGAAACGCTGATACACAAACTTAAAAAATACAATATTATCTAGTTTGGTGTAGCTGGCTCTGCAATCTTCCCAGATACTCTCTACCTTATTTATTAAATTAATGCAAGCGCAATCTCTGCATACTAAATGCAGTTGACATTTTTTGCAAGATATGCTACACTATATTATAGTAAAGAATATCAGGAGAAGTTTATGGATGCAATGATCGACATCGAAACACTGGGTACTCGTCCCGGATGTGTGGTGTTAACCATTGGAGCAGTTAAGTTTAACCCGAGTAGTTTTGCGGAACCTGGTCCTGGGCTATATCTACGTCCAGATATTGAAGAACAAGTATCGTTGGGGCGTGAAATCCAAGAAGATACTGTACTTTGGTGGGAGCAACAAGCAGAAGATGTTAGGGAAGAAGCACTCAGTGAAGATAATCGCCAGGCGTTACTCGAAGTGACAAAAGAAATAAATCGCTTCCTCGTAGGCGTAAATAATATTTGGGCACAAGGACCCGCTTTTGACTTTGTTATAATGGAAAGCCTCTATAGGGATCTAGGCATTCCTACACCATGGAACTTTTGGCAGGTGCGGGATAGTCGCACACTTTTCGGAGTACATGGTGACCCTCGCGAAAAAGGTAAAGCAGGACTGCATAATGCATTAGAAGATTGTGTAAGCCAAGCTACCGCAGTACAAAAAGTATATCACCAAATCGGAAAACACAATGAGAATCGAAACTGAACAGAAATACGACTATAAAGACGTGCTAATACGTCCAAAGCGTAGCACACTAGGATCACGAAAAGAAGTAGATCTAGAACGCAAGTTTACTTTCCGTAACTACACTCCAGACTTTCCGGAAAACGTTGAGTCGTATCACTATCGTGGCGTGCCCATTATGGCTGCTAATATGGACGGAGTTGGCACATTCGAAATGGCAGACACATTGGCTAAACAAGGCGTCTTTACTTGTTTAGTAAAAACATACAATATCGAAGAGCTAGTTAAATACTTCAATGAAGGGCATATCAATCGTTGCGATAATGTTGCTTATAGTATGGGAATCACTGATAAGGACTTTTATAAGTTTCAAAGTGTATATGGTGCTGTTACTACTAGCAACTTAAAATACGTATGCGTAGATGTAGCCAATGGATATTCTACACGCTTTGCTGAGTTTATTCGTAAATTGCGCACAGGATATCCAAATATTGTAATCATCGCCGGTAATGTAGTCACAGGCGAAATGACGGAGGAGTTGATTCTTGCAGGAGCTGATATTGTCAAAGTGGGCATTGGTCCTGGTAGTGTTTGTACCACTCGCATTCAGACTGGTGTGGGCTATCCTCAGCTCTCTGCAGTCATTGAGTGTGCAGACGCAGCTCATGGCCTTGGTGGACACATTATTGCTGACGGCGGTTGCACTTGTCCTGGCGATGTTGCTAAGGCATTCGCAGCCGGAGCCGATTTTGTTATGCTGGGAGGGATGCTTGCCGGGCACAACGAAGGTGGTGGTGAAGTAATCACAAAGTACTACTTAACCGACGAGCTGGAACCAATTCAACGTATGAGTGGGATTGACATGAACCGCGAGTTCCCAAAAGTAAAAGCAAAGCAGTTTATACAATTCTACGGCATGAGTAGCGATGCCGCGAATACAAAACATTTCGGCGGTCTTAAAGACTATAGAAGCGCCGAAGGCAGAGAAGTACTAGTACCATATCGCGGTGCAGTGCTAGCAACTGTACAGGATATACTAGGCGGCATTCGTAGTACATGTACGTATGCTGGAGCCAAGACATTAAAGCAATTGAGCAAATGCACAACATTTGTTCTTACTAATACCCAATACAATAGTGTATACGAACATATGGATAAATCAAAATGAAACTAAAACCACTGCATAACCGTATCGTTGTTAAACAACAAGATACTAATAAAGAAACATCTACCGGCATTTTTCTTGTTAGTAATAAAGAAGAAGGTGTAGTCGAAGGCGAAGTTGTTGCTGTAGGCCCGGGAAAATACCAAGATGACAACACTTTCCTTGATGTTGTAGTTAACGTAGGAGATCGGGTGTTGTTTAACGTAGGGTCTGGGTTTAAAGTAGAGCTCGACAAAACATCGTATCATATGCTAACTGACGATGAGATTGTAGTGGTATTAGAATGAATATCATTATTGGACGTGAACACGCTGAACAGTTAAAAGACAAGTACACAGTTCTAGAGCTAGAGAAGTTTACTCGCAACGATATTCTAATCGAAGCATATTGTGTAATCCCGGCTGATAAAATTAATCTAGCAGATATGATGACGCTAGAGTCGGACCAGCGATTACATGCCGAGTTTATCGAAGCAAATTCCCGACAAGATTGGGAGCGTATGCGTGAACTAGACGAACATTTGCACGGAAAGTTTGGCGGGGAACTTGATAGTTTTTACGAAGAACTTTTATCAAGAGAACCATAATGTAGAATAGTATAAATACTACTGTTAGCAGTCAAGGGGTCACCATAATGCGTACAGTAGTGTTTATTCTAGCAATTCTAGTTGCGACTACAGCAACATCAGCAGAATTAAACTTTCAATTTAATAGCCCTGCCTTTAATGGTATCGGCTATAGTTCTCACGTCTTAACAGTTGAACAATTAGAAGCAAATAGACGTAAGACTAGGCAAGACGACGCTCAAGCTAAAGCCGACAAATTATTAAGAGACGCCGAAAATACTAACATGGCTAAGTTTCTCAATAACTTAGAGTCAAGGGTATACGCAACACTATCAAAACAGTTAGCAGATCAACTGTTTGCCGAAGAAGGTGCATCAAGCGGCGAAATGGATTTAATGGGCAACACTATTAAGTGGAGCAACGACGGATCCGAGATTACTCTGGAAATCACCGACGAGTACGGATCCGTTACTACTGTTACTATACCAGTAGGAGACTTTCAATTTTGAAAAAGCTGTTGCTGTCATTGGTAGTCGTATCCTTACTAAGCGGATGCGGCATAACAAAGATTACCGGGCAAATTGACGATCCAGTGGCATGGTCTAATGGGTTAACCGGGCAACGACTTAAAGAGTTTAACGAATTAACAGCGCCTGCTGGGCCGCCAATGACTGTGGCTGTGTACAGTTTTGTAGACAAAACAGGACAACGTAAACCCAATGATAAAATTGCACAAATCAGCACTGCCGTTACGCAAGGAAGCGATGTATGGGTAATAGATGCGTTAAAAAGAGTCGGTGGCGGACAATGGTTTAAAGTAATCGAACGTGGTAATTTAGATGCACTAACTAAAGAACGACAGCTAATTAGACAAACAAGAGAACAGTATCAGGGTAAAGATGCAAAACCATTAAAGCCATTATTGTTTGCAGGCCTAATTGTAGATGGCGGCATTATAGCTTACGATAGTAACATAGTAAGTGGCGGTGTAGGAGTTAGGGTACTAGGAATAGGTCCAAATACACAATACCGTCAAGACCAAGTAACGGTGGCACTCAGAGTAGTTAGCGTGAATACCGGGGAAGTATTAGTGACAGTAAGTACCACTAAGACAATATTAAGTGTAGCAACTAGCGTTGGTGCATTTATGTTCTATGACATGGGTACAAAAAGTTTCGAAGCAGAAACCGGTAGTGCGGCAAACGAGCCTGTTAGTTTTGCTGTAAGAGCCGCCATTGAGCAAACAGTAGTTGAGATGATTAAACAAGGTGCGGCAAATGGGGTTTGGGATTTTAAACCAAACCCGCCGGCAAAGTGGTAGATTACCTGGTACCTAGTTCAGCTTCAGTGACTCTCTTACGTAGCCCGGTACTGCTAAAGCTGTGATCTCGCTTATTATATACAATGTCGATGTTTCTGTCGATGCAAATCTGTTTTCCTGAAAACTCTTTATCGTAATATTCAACACCTAGAATACGCACGTCGATAGGCAACGTCAGTAGTATATCCTCAAGGTCTTTTTCAGTATTGTAAACAACAATTTCGTCAACTGCCCGTTGACTACTTAACATAATTTGTCTCTCTACAATGCTTTGCACAGGTGTGTTTTTCGTCGGGCGATCTATACTGGCATCGTTTTGCAATCCAACAATAAGATAGTCGCAATGATTTTTTGCTTCACTTAACATCGCTACGTGTCCTGCATGTAGCAAATCGAACTGGCTAAAGGTAATGCCAATTACCTTCTCGGCTTCTTTAAGTTCTTTAATTCGACTAAAAATCATGAGTCGGGTTCAATTTTAACTTGTAATGGGAATCCGTGATTACGAGCAAGCATTGTTACTTCAACACCTTTTTGCTCTGCCATCTCGTGCGGCAATACTGCAACTACTGCTAACCCGTCGGTATGGATCTTGTCAGTTACTACTTCGGCTGGCTGTTGGTCGTAGTCAAATATTGCTTTTAATGCTTCAATTACAAACTCACGTGTCGTGACATCATCATTGATAAAAATAATTCGAAATTTATTAGGTTCGCGGAGGTTTTCTCTTACTCGTACACTGCGCTTAACGTCTTGATCTGATACCGACATGGTTGATTATATACCTTTGTAATTTTAGTAGAAGTAGTGCAGATATGCTCTGCACTACTAGTTTTAGCACTTACTCTTGGAAAGTAATTGCAATTTTTTTAGGTTGTTTCTCTTCAGGAACAATACGCTCAAGCTGAATATACAGCATGCCGTTTTTCATCCGAGCACCGTTAACTACAACATCGTCTGCTAGTGTGAAGCTACGCTTAAATTTGCGTACTGCAACACCGCGATGAATTAGTTCACCCTGTTCCTCAACCTCTGTTGGATCATGAGAAATAGTTAGCACTCCGCTACTTGTTTCTATTTCGAGATCTTCTTGAGCAACCCCGGCTAACGCCATTTCAATTTGAAATGTGTTCTCGTGTTTACGAATGTTATACGGAGGGAACCCTGCATTCTGTGTATGTGCTGCCGGTCCGGCATGTCTGAACATAGTGTCAAGCAAGCGATCAAAGCCTACAGAGTGTGGGGTTAGTTTACTTACGTCAATGGTTGTTAGTCTATTCATAATAATCTCCTTTAATTAAGCAAGACTGATTGTTGTAAGTCCACGGAATTGTGCAACTTACATTTATATTGTAACAAATTACTTGACTCTTGTCAAGGTCTGCTACAAATTTATTTATTCATCTCCGATTAATGCTTCCAACATTTTATAGTGTTCGTAAGCCTCTCGGAGTGCCGCATACTTTTCTAACTTTGCTGGATCGGGAGTTAAGATAGCAAGACGTTGTTCAATGCCTTCTAGCGTTTTAACTAGGCTCTTACCTTTAATAGTAACATCGCCTTCGAAGTCTGCATTTCCTGTAACATACAGATCCGCCGTGTGAGTCCCTGCCGCAGTGAATGAATACTGAGGTTGTGTTGTTACAGGAATAGTTGACGCCATATTTGCCAAGTTGATATCCACCGAATCTAATGTAATTGTATAGATATCGTTATCTATTATGGTATTATTCTGCATTATTGGTCTCCTTTATAAACTCAGGGTCGATGCCATTGATAATAGTGTCTGCGGTTATAACTATTTCTGTAACACCATCTGCTTTTAATGTCTTAAGATTGAACATATAGGGAACCAGTATACGCTCTATAACGCCTTTAAGTCCCCGGGCACCAAGTTTGTCTTTTAACGCTTGGTCTACAATTGCATCGATTGCGCCAGTGTTAAATGTTAACTTAACCTTATCAACCCGGAAATAAAATGCCATCTGGTCAACAATGTTATTTTTTGGTTCGGTTAATATTCGGCTAAAGTCGTCTCTTGACAAAGCATCAATTTCTACTGCAACTGGAAATCGCCCAACGAATTCTGGTATTAACCCAAAGTCTATAAAATCCTTAGGCGACGCATCTTTACTTAGAACCTCGGTCTTTTCCGCAGTAGCAAACCCAATGGTCTTCCCAGTTCTATTTTTACTAATGATTTTATCTAGTCCAGCAAATGCACCTCCAGCAATGAACAATATATTTCTAGTGTCCATTTCGATTTCGTCTTTGTGTGCAGCCTCACCGTATAGTACTTTGCATGTTGTGCCTTCAACCATTTTCAACAATGCTTGCTGTACACCTTCTCCTGAAATGTCGCGGGCTACACCGCCGGTGTTGTCGCTACGTTTTGCAATTTTATCTACTTCATCGATGAAAATAATACCATTCTCCGCTGCGTCAATATCGCCGTCGGCGGCTAAAATTAAACGCTCAAGTATAGCACTAGCATCGTCGCCTACATACCCTGCCTCAGTTAACGTAGTGGCATCTATAATAACAAACGGCACATCTAAGAATCGGGCAATGGTCTTGGCTAACATAGTTTTGCCTGACCCAGTTGGTCCAAACATTAAAACATTACTCTTGTCCACTTCAACTTTGGGGTCGGCATGGTACAAACGCTTGTAATGGTTTACTACTGCAACGCTTAGATAGCGTTTAGCAACTTCTTGCCCTACTACGTAGTCGTCTAGAAACTCTTTTATCTTAACAGGGTTAAGAGAATTTTTAATGCTTTTCTTTTTCCCCGACAGGCTATGCTTTTCTGTAGTAAGGATATTGCCGCACAGTTCAATACATTCGTTGCAAATAGCGGCATCGTTACTAACAATTAGCTTTCCAACTTCTTCTTTTGTCTTCTCGCAAAAATTACATATCAAAGAACGGTTTGATGTTTGTTGTGACATATTTGATAAAAAATTCCGTTGGTTGGGTTAGGTATCTATCGTTTTTAAAGAAACGTTTTGGCCCATAGTGCATTGCCTTAGGATGTTGTACTAACTTATCCTTGGCTGGGCTAATTGAATTAGGACTTGTGTTAATTAACACTGTGTCAGACTTGTTAAATGCTGTTTCTAACCAATCTAACAAGTTGTATTGTTCTAAGTAAATGTAGACATTAAAATCAGTGCCTACATTTTTACATAACAATGCTATATTGCTAACATCATCCTCAGTTGGGTCAATTAGCAGTACAGTGTAATTGTCAATTGAATCTAAAAAGTCTGGCGGTGTTATAAAATTGCTATACATTTTTTAACAAGTACGCTTCAATTTGATCTTGTTCAGTTTCGTTAAGGTCATCTAGTTCATATTCTCCGCTTTTAAGTTTCCCAATTATGTGCTCTATATACTTAACATCGTATGCATAGTGGGAAGTATTTTCTTTCGACACTTCAATCCATTTATCGCCGTTCCATTTAAACAGGCGACTTGGCAAGTAATCTGTACGTAAGAATATTTCCCCTTTTTGTACATTAACCGTCGGAAACACGCTACCAAATCCGCTATTAGTGGTGTTGTTATCTGCTTCGGCATGGAACAGCGGAGTTGTTTGTAGTATTTTACCCGGTGGAGCCTTTGGTAAATTGTAGTTGCGTACTGCTGTAACAAGAGGATTTTCAACTACTTCAGGTTCAACTACTTCAGGTTCAACTACTTCAGGTTCAACTACTTTAATTGTATCTTCGTCTGGGTACGCAAACCCTTTAATCTTAAACTCATGTGGTGCAGGGTCTACTTTAGTTTGCAGATCCTTTTCGCTGGCGGAATCTGCGGCGCCTTCACTAAAAGATGGTTTAGTATCATCCTCTTTGGTATTATCACTGGCATCGGGTGCTGTGTTAACAGGAGTTACTATTACCCCGGCGGCAGCCGATACTATAGGTCCAGTAGGCGTCCAATTATCGGGCATAGTGAACCCTTGTGACAAGTAAGGATGTGTATCCAGGGTATGCGGTTGATACATCCATCCTGGCTGAGTCGGATCGTCTTTTGTTTCTGGGGGTTCTTTGGTAAACACTTCGAGATCGTCATTACCTTTCTGTTCATCTTCCTGACCTAGTATTTCTTCGTTGCGTTTGTCCTCTGCATTTTTACGTGCCCAGGATAGTTGCTGTGCGCCTGCTAGAATTAAGATAATTGCAAGAGGATCAAATACACAAACTAACAAAATAATAACCCAACGAACTGCATTTTCTAGTGTATTACTGTCGGTGTTGTTGTCACCGTAGATCAGTGCCGCAATATATTTAATTGGGCCAACTTCTGCTTCTAGTTTACGGTACTCACCTTCAAGTGTGTATTTTTCCTGTGTTAACTTTTCAATCTCGGTGTTTGCATTTTTAATACGTGCATTCTGCTCATCTACTTGAGCATCGATATTAGTAGCAGTACTTGCTTTGCCAACTTGTGTACGCAAACGATTGATCAATTTGTTTGACTCTGCTACTTCGCGTTCAGCACTTAGACGCAGACGTTTGATCTCTGCGCCAGCGGCGCGGGCTTGCGGATTGTTTGTTGCTTGTTCTATTTTTGTTAGTAATGCTTTGCGCTCTTCTTGTTTGGCAGTTTGCCAATCGCCAATTTTTTCAGCAGTCTTTTTACCAAATACACCGTCTGCACTGGCACCAATCATTTGCTGTGCTTTTTTAGTGTCACCGCTGTCGATATAACCTTGTAGTGTTTTTAAACCAGCGTCAATTCTATCAAGTTCATCTTGGTATAGTTTTGCCTGCGAACCAATAATTTTATTCTGCTCATCAATAGCAGGTTGTATACGAGCATACGCATTGTCAATGCGTTGTTGTTCTTTGTCAATTTGAGCCTGGACATTTGCATCATTACCAGTTCCGCTGGTTTCTAGTTTTTTAATTTGCTCCTCGGCACGGGCAACTACACTAGTGTATCGCTCAATTTCAGCAGTAAGGCGGGACACTTGGGCAACACTTTCCTGGCTTGCTACTGTTTGACCTGTGTGGGCCTTAGATAAGAAACCAAAAATGCCCATGCTAGTAATAATCATTAAGACTATAGTTGCACTAGTTAGATAGGTCTTCATCCAAAATGCGGCACGGTTCCAGTTGTTGTGCAACCACACCGCGGTAACAACCTTACCGATTTCTAAACTGGTACCCATGACTACCACTGGTATAAAGGCTGCAGCAAAAATTGCAGTCAGACCAATGATACTGTAATATGCGGCAATTACGCTAATTGCAATAGCAGTTGCCAGTGTTAAATAACCGAAAAGCATGATTCTTATCCTGTCGTTAATGGAGCATAGTTGGTTCGGTGAAACCATTGATGCCGAAGATATTAAAAACCTCTAATACCGATTCAGGAACTTCGTTGTTTTCGTCGGTTCCCGGAATGAACACACACTTTAGTTTACCCTCGCTAGTGACTACAAATATGTAATCACTCGGATCTGCTTCAGTTGCTAAGAAATCATCTATGGTCATAGCTTCTTCGCTATCGTCGTGTGTACTCAAATTCTTGCTCCTGTTTGTTTAATATTTATCGGTTTTTTGCTCTTGTTTTCTATTATACTAAATAGTAGCATGTTAGTCAATGAAATAACTTTATCTCAACCATTTAATATTGCCAAACTTGCAAACTTGTTAGTAGGTACGCAATCCAAACGAAAAATTGCTACTATTGTAAGAGATACTGTTGCATCTATGTTAGATGACGATATCGAAATTAGCATAGACACTAGCCCTAATGTTGAGCCTAGCGAGATGGTTATTAATGCATACTACGATCCAGAAGCCGACGAAGACGCCGATCCGGCTATTGAAATTGTGTTAGTTTTTAATCCAACTGACAAAGTTATTAATTGGTCTAAAAGTGGTGCGACAACGTTTGTTAACGAACTAAGTGATGCATTAAAGCACGAACTACTGCATGCTACTCAATATCGTAACCGAAACTTCGTCGCTGGCAATAAAGGATATGACCGTCGTAATGACGAATACGAGTATATGAGTCGTCCAGACGAAATTGAAGCCTATGCAATGAACATTGCAGATGAATTAGTTAGAAAAGTTGATGTCGACGGTGCATTAGAGTTATTACGCATGGCCAAAAAAACAGCCCAGTTCAAAGATGAAATGGGCAAGTACTTAAGTCCTAACTTAATGGCTTACTTTACAATGTTTAATTGGGACGCTACTCACCCTATACTTAAACGTCTGTTAAAAAAGATCTATCAATATATTTCCCGATAAGGATTTGTATTCGTCCCAGCAACTACTCCTAGGCTCTTAACACGATTGATTGCATCTCTTCTGCTATCAATTATATGTTGCTTAATGTCATCGTTTGCATTAGTTCGATTTATAATAGCTTCGTACTTTGCATGTATTGATTTTAGATCCACTATCGCTTGATCTAACTCTGCTGATGCACGTTCTTTTCTGAGTCCGTCGACATCAGCAACGCCAATTGGGCGGATACCTTGGCGTGTTTGTGCATAGTGGACTCTACCTTCTTGTATAGCTGACTTTAATGCTTCGCCGGAACGAGTAGAACTTACTAGTCCTAAGAAAAATTCACGAAAACCCAACCCCGAGTGGTCAACTCCGTAAGTGTGTAGATTATTGATAGTAGCAGAAAGAGAAATATCACTGTCGTCTTCTAATCCACTGGTTGCAAAATTAATGAATGTTCCACTGGTATGCAACGAATATAACTCTACGGTTGTCTGATATTGTGCTAATAGTTTTGTATATGCTTTGTCTGCTTGTTCAACCCAGTACATAATATTAGGATCAGCAACCATCATTGTAAAAACAGCGAGAATTTCCCAATCCACTGGGCTTTGGACGTATTGCGATATCCTAAACCATACTTGGTTCGGACTGCTTATGCATGCAGATCTTAAATTTTCTAAAGTGTGGACCAGTTGTTTAAATTCGCCTTGGCCAGTTAACCACCAAAAGAAATCTGTTAGTGTTGGGTTATTATGCAAGCCGGTACCTGTGCCGAACTTAGTTAAATATAAGTCAATGTCTGATTGCGGCAATGGTGTTGGTTGATCGGACAGCAATGTTAGGTCTGGGATTTCTACCGTATCTAGCATGTTTGCTACGTCTGCTAACGTTTCGTAACGACCGCCAATTTTGTCCAGAGCTCCTGCTAGTCCAACAAGGGTACTTGCAGGTAATTCATTGATAACATCAGCAGTAAATAAATTTTTAGGATCTAGTAAATCTGCGAGCGTTTTTACGCTTGTTGGGTTAGGTAACTTAACTCCAGTGCGCTCAATAATTTCAGAGACAGCTTTGCCAGTAATTTTTGCTAATAACTCTTTAAGGTACATATCACGTACCAACGACAAGTCTGATACTTCTAACTCTAACACTAGCTGATTAAGATCGCCTAATCTACTAAGTCCGAGGGAATACATGTTCTCAATTAGCGTCTGAGCTTTGCCCATATTTGCTAAATCTGCAGGATCAAATAACGTACCAAGATTGCGCAATGCTTTACTTAACAACGCAAGTCGTCGTCCAGCTATATCATTAAGTGTTTCGCCGGGACGCAGTTGCTGTCTTATTAGTTTAATATTATCAATCTGATCGTCGTTGCCAGTTAGCAAAACACGCAAGATTCCGTTGTTAGCTAGGTCTTCGTGAGTCTTAGCATCTAACGATATGTCGTCCCACGACATATCTTTAAAGTAGTGTATACCGGCATAACTTGCTTCTGCGGTATGAACCAATGGTGCAAACTGTTGCAACATATAATTTACACGGCGACTAAAGTTAGGTATTGAAGAAGGACTAAAATTAAGCTGTGCTGAACGCACATTACCTAGCATACTAAACACCGACAAGTCACTGCTTAAACCAGTGTCGGTTCCATGTAATAGTACCGGGTGATTTTTGATTAAGTTTGTAATCGAAGCTTGGTAGTTACTTGCTATACTAGGCCACAACTGAGAAAACTTGTGTAATGCATGAAAGATGTTCGTGTCAGATGCATCAGCGACACTAGTAATGTCAGATCTATATCCAGGATTGATGTCTAATGCCTGATTGTTTAACAATCCAGATCCAGCAATTAAAACCGTAGGTGTAATACTCATACTACTATTTATTCACCTAGAATATAAAGGGTTATTAAGATCCAACAAATACTGTTGGACTACCAGATGCACTACCGGGACCGCAATGTGCCCCGCCTACTACTGGACAAAGCGAGTCCGCGCCTGCGCTATCACCTACTTCGACTACCATCTTGCCATTAATAAAAACTTGATTAGTACTAGCAACTAATGCGCCGCCACCATGGCTGTTTGGATCGCCATCAACACTTGCTAGCTGTCCGTCCACAAACACCGTCCCTTGTCCGCTTACCACTGTGGTTGCACCACAGGTACGAGAGTCGCCATGTCTGTGAACTGCTGTCATGCTTTTGCTAAAGTGATGCCAGTGGTTTGCTGAACATAGTGATCTGCAATTTCTTTACCGGTTGCAAATACCATCATAATATGGCGTGAATCTAAATTTACTTGAGCAGTTTCAGTACCAGTTAATAACAACGGTACTAAAGCCAAACCCTGTTGTGTAACCATTGCGGCATAGGGTCTGTCTACTAGGTAAGTATCACCTTCGTACGATTTAACCGTGGCAACAATTTCGTCACCATTTACAAGTTTGAAAGAGCAAATATCACCATTATTGATATTAGTTTTTGTTAATAACATGTTTGATTAGTTTCCTAGCTTTTCCATTAGGCCGTTACGACCAAGTTGAATTAATCCATGAAAGCCGCCATGCACAAATAGTGTACCATCTTTGTAAATTTGCGGCACTGTACGATGTCCTTCGGATTTAATAAAAGACATCGCCTCTGCATCCTGAGTAACGTCGATTGCGGTAAACTCAACTGCTTGCTGTTGCAAGTATGCTTTTGCTTGATCGCAGAATGAACATTGTGGTTTTGAATATATTGTTAGCATAATAATGTTTCCTTTACATGCATTACTTAGTTATAAACTAAACCCTTTAAAAGTATCTTCTTTAACATCTTGTTTGGTGCCGCCAATCACATACGAACTAATTTCAGTTTCTTGCGGGGCAACTTGTACTTCAGCGCCAGCAATCCACTTCTGTGTCCATGGCAATGGATTTGATCCGGGTTTAAGACCGCACTCAAGACCAACTGCCGTCATGCGCTTGCACAACAACCAATCGACGTACTGATTCAGTAACTGAGTATTAAGCCCAATCATTGATCCATCTTTAAACAAATACTCTGCCCATTCTTTCTCTTGGCGTGCCGCTTCGATGTAAATTGCCGTGCATTCTTCGCGTAGCTCTTCTCTAATTTTAGCGTAGTCTTTATCGTCCTGTGGCAATAACTTTAACAAAGTTTGTGTAGCACCAAGATGGATATTTTCGTCTCGGCAAATCAATTTGATAATCTTGGCGTTACCTTCCATTTTCTTAAGTTCAGCAAATGCCCAACTACATGCAAACGACACATAAAAGCGTAGACCTTCAAGAGCGTTAATACTTGTAATTGCAAGCCACAATTTCTTCTTTAACTCGTAAAGATTTACATTAACTTCCTTAACTGTTTCCTTACCGCGAACAACACTTTTAATTTGATGAGTGCCTTCACCTAGCATTTTATAATAGCCAGACTGCTCGATTAGATCATCGTAATACTTACTAATATCGGTCGAGCACGCTACGATCTCTTTACTGTCCATCATTGAGTCGAACACTTCGCTTGGGTTAGGATAGATGTTACGTATAATATGGGTATAACTACGACTGTGAATAGTTTCATTAAACGCCCACGTCTCAATGAACGTTTCTAGTTCCGGTATTGTAGCAATAGGCAATAATGCCAAGTTTGGGCTACGACCTTGCACCGAGTCTAATAGGATTTGGCGTTTTAGGTTACTTGTAAAAATATGCTTTTCGTGGTCAGTTAACTCCTTAAAGTCGCTTGAGTCACGCAAAATATCAACTTCTTCGGGTCTCCAAAAGAAGCCAAGTTGTTTATCGGTTAGCTTTTCAAATTGATGATATTTTAGGTGATCGTAACGCTGTATACCATTGCCTCCAGACTTGTCTAGGAAAGCAAGGGACTTAGTGTGATCGACTTTTTTAGTGTTAAAAACTGACATTATATTTCTCTTTGTTAAATTACGCAACTATCGCAGTCGTCTTGGCCCGGTAGCTCTTGCAGTTGTTCAGACTCTGACATGCCGGAGGCTGTCATCATAGCATTGACGTCAATTTCGCCTTGGCTATCGTATGTGTTAAAGTAGTACAACTGTTTTGTGCCATACTTAAAGCACATCAACAAATGCTGTAGCATTACACTCATTGGAATCTTTTCATCTTCGAAGTATTGCGGGTTATATGATGTATTAACACTCATGCCCTGGTCGATATACTTTTGAAGAACTGCGCATAGCTTTAGATATCCTTCTGGGCTCTTTTGATCCCATAGTAGCTCGTACTTGTTTTTTAACTTCCAGTATCCCGGCACTACTTGTCGCAAGGCACCATGCTTACTTTGTTTTACACTAACCAATGCACGTGGGGGTTCGATTCCGTTTGTAGCATTCGAAATCTGTGCCGATGTCTCTGCAGGCATAATAGCCATTAGAGTAGCGTTTCTTTGACCATGCTGTTTAATTTGCTCACGAAGTTCTGCCCATGGCATACGCTCTGTATGCGGAACTAGTTCGTCAACATCTCGCTTGTACGTGTCAATTGGCAAGCGTCCGTCAGCACTCTTTAGATCTTTCCAACGTAAGCAAGGTCCTTGCTCAACCGCAAGATCAGCACTGGCTTTTAGTAAATAGTAACTCCACGCTTCCGTAAACTCGTCTACTATTGCTAGCGATTCTGGACTCGAATATGTCAGGCCGCGGCGAGCCAAAAAGTATGCAAAGTTAATAATGCCAACGCCTAGCGGACGGAATTCCTCTGTTGCCAACTGCGCGGCGCGAATTGGGTAATTTTGGTAACTTAGTAATGCGTCAAGACCACGGACTGCTAGTGTACACATTTTTTCAAAATCCGCTGGGTCTTTAACATTACCCCAGTTAATTGCGGACAGAGTACACAATGCAATACGTCCTATTTCGTCATTGATATCATCAAGCGGAACAGTCGGTAAGTCAATCTCGCCACACAAGTTGCTCATTTTAATAGGAGCAATTTCTTCTTTAAAAGGGCTGTGTGTATTAGCGTGGTCTACGTTCTGCAAGTAGATACGCCCAGTGTTCTTACGCTCTTCCATGAATGCGCCAAAGAGATCGCTGGCACGAATAGTTTTCTTACGCAATTTTGTACTGCGTTCAGCAATTTCGTACAGCTCTTTAAAGCGGTCTTGGTTACTATAGAACGCCTCGTACATTTCTGGAACGTCATGGGGCGAAAACAGAGTAATATTGCCGCCTTGAATTAGTCTTTCGTACATTAATTTGTTGAACTGGACCCCGTAATCCATCTGGCGTACTCTGTTATCCTCAGTACCTTTGTTATTCTTTAATACTAAGAGGTCTTCAACTTCTAGGTGCCAAACTGGGTAGTACAATGTGGCTGCACCGTTGCGCACGCCGCCCTGACTACAACTGCGTGTTGCTGCCTGGAACATCTTAAAGAACGGAACTACACCAGTATGGTAAGCGTCACCATTACGAATTGGTGAGCCCAACGCACGAATGCGACCTGCGCCGATTCCGATGCCTGCTTTCTGACTAACATATTTTACAATTGAACTAGTAGTAGCATTGATACTGTCAAGGCTATCACCTGCTTCGATTAACACACATGAGCTAAACTGTTTTTGTGGTGTGCGTACTCCTGCCATAACTGGCGTCGGCAGACTAATATCGAAGTTGCTAATGCTATTATAATAATCAATAACCCACTTTAGTCGTGTTTCTTTAGGATAACTCATAAACAGGGTTGCGGCAATCAACATGTATGCAACTTGCGGAGTTTCGAAGATTTCACCAGTTACTCGGTTCTGTGCCAAGTACTTGCCGCGCCATTGTTCCATAGCAACATAGGTGAAGTCTTCATCTTTACGATGACTCAACACCGTGTTTAAGCGATCAAATTCTTCTTTAGTGTAATTGTCAAGCAAGTCTTGTGTGTAGTAACCAATTTCTACGTTACGTTTTACAATGTCGTATAACGGCCATGGTGTGAACCCGCCATAAACCTGCTTGTTAATGTGATACGACAATAGTCGTCCGGCTACCCATTGGTAGTTTGGTGTTTCATCAGTGATTAAATCGGCAGCGCTCTTAATAAGAGTTTCTTGGATTTCACTGGTGCTAATCCCATTGTAAAAGCTAATGTGACTTTTAATTTCTACTTCACTCGGGCTAACTCCGTTAATCCCCTGGGTAGCCCAAAATACTACTTTGTGTAGTTTATCGATATCTAGAGGTTCTTTCCCTCCGTCCCTCTTAGTAACTTGAATGCCACTGGTCATTGATGCTCCTTGATTGTGTCTATTTGTATTGATGAATGCCTAATTGATCTGCATCCAGCATGAATTTTAATTTATATTTTTTTGGTATGTTTTGTCTATTTACTACTTCGCCGTCGATTATATTAAGAATATATTTCTCATTTATTTCTAAGATATATAGTTCTCCTCTAGTCTCTTGGTCAATGTAGCAACTAATTATAGGCTCAATAACATGCTCGGTTAGATACATAGTATACAACATTCCTAAGCATTTTGCAAGCTCGCAATAGTAATTTTCGGC